CCCACCGCGTCGTCCACCGCGCCGCGCACCGCGCCGTCCACCGCGGCGTCCACCGCGCCGTCCACCGCGTCGCCCACCGCGACGCCCACCGCGACGCCCACCGCGTCGTCCACCGCGACGCCCACCGCGCCGCGCACCGCGACGCCCACCGCGTCGTCCACCGCGCCGCGCACCGCGCCGTCCACCGCGGCGTCCACCGCGCCGTCCACCGCGTCGCCCACCGCGACGCCCACCGCGACGCCCACCGCGTCGTCCACCGCGCCGCGCACCGCGCCGCAGATGTCTTTATTACGATGCATCTGGATCAGTAGCGCGGCGACCGGAGCAGCTATCGCCATGACGATGGGCGATGGAACCCACACAACATTCCCGTGCCACGGCAGCCCAGCGGCTCGGTAGCAACGCTCTACCGCGGCTTCGAACTTCGGGCGATCAGCGGCGCCTGTACGCAGGCCGACTTCAATCCACTTGTCGGCATGAGCATCCATTTTTGACCGCTGTTCTTCGGTCAGAGAATCAATACGTTTCACCATGGCTTCCTCCGCTCAGTCCTGGACGCGGCGGAGTTCAGCCGGCGTGTATTCAACTTGAATAGCGATGTGATAGATCCCCGCATCCAGATCGACCGCCCCATGTTCCTCGTGGCGCAGCGTGGTTTTCTCCACCACCTGCAGGAACCGCTCGGAGTTCGCCGACCAGGCCACCGCGACGGGCTCCTTCGGCTTCACGGCGATGGCGTGCGCATGGCCTGTAACCTCGCCATGCGCGAGGATGACCCGCCCGTTCTCCGGCTTTTCGCGCTTGGCGCCCTTCGGCAGTTCGGCGACCTGGACGAGCAGCACATCGCCTTGACGTAAAACTTGCATGGTTCTTCTCCTGTGTCAGTTGTAGGAACCCCGCATTCCACGGAGCGGCGCTGTGCGCTTGGACGTGCTTTCCGTCGGTCAGGCTAGGTTTTGACGCGGTAACTCGGAGTCTTCCCGCCTTCCTTTTCCCGGCACTCTCGCCGTGTCATGGCCCTTACCCTCGACCATTCGGGCCTGTGACGTGGGTCAGGCTTCGGCGCTGATTTCCGGCGCGGCTTCCGGTGTGCTTGCCGCTTGATGCGAGGCGCGGCGCAGGACCTCAGCCGTTTTGTGCGTCAGGCACGGCCAAGCCTCGAAACTCACGCCTCACCCCCAGTGGTTCTCTCCTTCGCTCATCCGCTTACGGTGTAGAGGCGGCGTCTTGCTCGGTTCGATGCCCGACTCGCAGGTTTTGCTGGGAGGCGTTGGAGTAACTTTAGCGTTACGCAAAACAAAATGCAATAGCGAAACGCAAAATATTCCTGTAAGATGCCCCCATCCCGCCGGAAGCGGGCAACAAAAAACCCGCCGGAGCGGGTTTGTTTGTGGTACTAGAGCAGGCCTGTCACTGTGGGCTAAGCCGCAGAATTGCCCCCATCTGATCCTTCTTCGGTAGCCTCGTCTCTTTGACCTGTTGTGCGATTACCCTCGATGCTACCGCTAGCGGGCTCTGAGATTTCGGGAGCCGTGGGTTCTGATTCTGCCGATTCAGCAGTTCTTCCATCGACGGTTTCATGGGGATTCTCCTGTTCATCCTGTTGGTGTTCGGACGGCTGGGCCGGGGCAAATTCTACCAAAACGTTAGCAACATTGACGCTACTATAGCATTTCATGAAGATGCGGCTTGCGATGAGGCAAAGATTTGCTTCAACGTCTCCGTCTGGAGCTCGTACTCGCTCGAAAAGTTGCTTTACTTCTTTTCGGTCAATCACGAATCCATGAGCCGGGTATCTGGAAGACAAATGTGCCAGTGAGTTGTTCCGCAAGTTTTTCGTTCGCTCGTTCAGACGGCGACCGTATTCGGTCGCTATTGTCAGTGCTGCCTGCATTTCTCCAAGCTTGAGTGGATCAATTTGCGCGAGAATCGGTTCGTACATACCGGTTGTCAGCTTGGTGGCTATTTCAGACGATATCGTTGTGGATAGACCACTTCCTTGGCTGATGTCGAGCAGTATTTCGCGGAACGTTTCAAGGGTGCTTGTCTGCAAGTACTCAAGTCCTCTGATGATGTCGAGCCCGGAGGACAACTGAAGAATTTCATCAGGTTTCTGCACTTGCACGTCTACCGGTCCTAGTTCGCCTTGATCGGCGACGATCAATTCATTTGCCCCAATGCAAATTAACGTACCAGCGCTCTTGCAGTAGGTCGGGACTAGGACTCGTATAACACCTGGCTCCGGGTAGTTGTGGCTCAATGCTCTTGCTATTCTGTATCCTGCATGAGGATCTCCTCCAAACGTGGCGAGAATAAGCAAGCAATTCCGCCTTTTCTTTTCTGGAATGATATCACAAATCTTGTCGTATCCTGTTCGACTAATTTGTCCGATATAAGATATTACATCGGTATCATTCTGCTCAGCATATTGCAGCAATTGTTCAGGTGTTGCATTCCCCATTTTTTCCTCCCTAGAAAGTTAAGCCTCCCGCTCCTCGATCCAGTGCGTTCCGGGGCCGTAGGTTTCGTTGCCGGCGTCGCGGATCAGTTCAAGGTCGCGGCGCACGTCCGGCGTATCCGGATGCCACAGCCCGTTCTGGATCTCTTCGCCCACGATGTTCTCCCGGCCGATGACTGACCAGCACAGACGGATCTCTTTCATCACTTTCTGCACCATCCTGCCTCCCGCACTGTTTTGGCTCTATGTTCCTCGACGCTCAGCCACTGCATGTTGCTTCGATGATCCGCGCCGCCCGCACAGAGCGGCACGACGTGATCGATCTGATAGCCGGCGCACGGTAGGCGATACCGGCCGGTGGCTGGGCAGGCGTTCTCCTTGACGAAGGCGTGCCGCTCCGTGGTGCTGCGCTGCTGGCGGGCGCCGACGACGGAGGACAGCACGACGAGTGCGGCAAGCAGAGCTATTTTTATCCCGTTCAATTCCGGCGGGTATCCTAGTGCAATGAAGACGCGTCCGGGTTATCGATCCGTATGTCCGGGAGAACTTGAACGTCGTAATGTTCTGTTGTTCGCCCTTCGAGGACATCTATGGGAATTGAATCGCCTAAAGCGAAATCAAATCCCGTCCCATCAGCCTGGTGAAGATCCGGCGCCGATACGCGAATCATTCGCGCTGGCTGGATGGTTCCTTCGGCGAGGTGTTCAATCCATTCTGGCACTAGCCAGAACGCGCCTTCATGCTCGATGGTGTCGGCTGAAAAGACCGCATTCCCTACCCTGATGGCGGTTTTGTGGATTTTCATGGCGAATCATTCGCCTGGCTTTTTAATTTCCGTCGTTTTATAACTTCTTTGGCTAAAGCATTACCAGAAGCCCAAACAAAAGCCACAAAGCCAATAGCGCCAAACCCTCGGGCAACATCATTGGGAGACGTAATCACTGCCGACAATAATATGCAGAAAAGTGCCCACACTAACGCGGCTGGAGATATTTTGTCGTTCATTGTTCGGCCTATATTATTTGTGTGAAATATTTCCTACCAGAGCTCCAATTCGGCTTGCAAGATACGAATGCGCCATTCCATCATCGAGATGATTTCGGCGTTTGCTTTTGAGCGGGGTACTGTTCGGCGAGAACAGTAGCCCTCTCTATCAAACGCATTTTTCCCTCACGTGACATCTTCTTCATGAGCCCAAGTACGTCAGAGATCAACGGATCAACGAACTCTGCTATATCACCTGCTTCATGCTCTAAGGCGTCATTCGAGTGATCTTCGTTTAGCCACCCTCTGTGCCTGTGGCCTGCGTCGTCGAATCTCCACGCCGTCTCTTTTTTCATCCCTCGGCGTTTCCCTGTTTTCGAGTCCTTTGCGCCATCCCTTAAATTGAGGTATTGAGCGAGCTCCATACCTACCCGAGCAGCCAACTGCGTTGCACCGCCTGCTTCTTTCTCCAAGATGAGAATGTTGGTCCGTCTGATTTCGTCGATATCTTTCATGGCCGCCATTCAATAGCAAAACGCTAAAATAGGGAATTTGCGTAACGCTATTGATCTTTGTTTTGCGTAACGCTAAACTGAGCGTATGAAACTAATCACATACGTCTCTAAACGGGGAAACCAAAGCGTCTTGAGCCGTGCGTTGGGTGTACGTCCTGTCTCTGTGCATCAATGGGCGCGGGGCATCCGCCCCATCCCCGCCGAGCGCTGCCCCGACATTGAGCGCGCTACCGGCGGGGCCGTAACCTGCGAAGAGCTTCGTCCGGACCTCGCCGAGCAGTGGGCCTACCTCCGCGGCACGAAGAAGGAGGCGGCCTGAGATGGAAGACGATAACCTCATCACGCACCGCCTGTCCGCAACGACGGTCGGACGCTACTCCGTACGCTGCCTAGCTGGGCACTACACGGATTCAGTAACGCCTGCCGGATGTTTCGTCCCGCTCCCCGAGTGCTGCGATGAGCTCCGTATTGAGCGCAAACGGATCGATCTGTGCGCCGATTGCGGTACCGCACATGGGGCACGAGAAAACAACCGCCCGCTTCGTACTGCTTCCGAGGCTTGCGTTGATTGGCGCGCAGACGAGGCTCGGCATGAGTGATTCGCACTTCGGGCATTTCGCCTTCATGGGCTGCTCCTTTCGTGTGGATGGTGGCTTTAGGCGGACACCATTCTACGCGGCTGGAGCGGCCCTCCCATTCTGCAGTTTTCGTCGTCGTGTTCATGGCGCCATCGTCGCGCCTGGCACTGATAACCGCTGATACTCGCTGATAAGGAGAATTCTCAGTGAATATCGCTGATTCTCAGATCCAGTTAACGCTTGACCTCGATGCCGGACTGACGGACCGCTATCGGTCGGTCAAGGAGGTCGTCGCCGCCGGCGTGTATCGGCGCGGCCTGAAGCGCATGGCCGCTGACCTAGACGAAGCGCCAGGGAATCTCTCCATCCAGCTCGCCGGCGACGGCCAGCGCAAGTTCGATACGGACACGCTGGAAGCCTACATCGCGGCCACCGGCGACAAGACCCCGATCTATTTTCTCGTAGCGAAGTATTGCGGCGACCAATCCGCGGCGCGCGACGAGGCCATCGAGCGTGTCCAGTCGCTGCTCGGCGAACTGCCGGCGCTGCTCGATCGCGTCGGCATCAACAACAATGGGAGGAAACGGAAATGAGCGATTTCGCAATTCATCTCCTGGTATTTGCTGGTCTGACTCTCGGCTTCGTTCTCACCATCCTCGGACTGATCGCCATGTGCTCGTCCATCCCGGTGGATTGCGGATGCGGGAACGTCGGGGACGAAGAGTGAGCAGTGGCTCTGTGGTCATGAACCACTGCTACCTAGGAGACTGTCGGCGGTCGATGCGGCAGATGCTATCCGAAGGTATGGCGGGACGGGTGCAGATGTGCGTGACCTCGCCGCCATACTTCGGGCTGCGGGACTATGGACACGAGGGGCAGATCGGCCTGGAGAAGACCCCCGAGGAATACATCGCTGCGATGGTCGAGGTGTTCCGTTGCGTGCGTGACGTGCTGGCCGATGATGGGACGCTCTGGCTTAACATCGGGGATAGCTACGCGGGCGGGGGCGGCGGGAATTACAGCAAGAGCGCCAAACAGACCGGCCACGGCGAGCACATCACAAACGTGAGGAATCGGCCCGACTGGCTCGCGTCCGCCGGCCTAAAAGCCAAAGACCTAATCGGCATCCCCTGGATGCTCGCCTTCGCCCTCCGCGCCGACGGCTGGTATCTCCGCCAGGACATCATCTGGGCGAAGCCGAACCCCCTTCCCGAGAGCGTCACCGACCGCTGCACGAAGGCGCATGAATACCTATTCCTTCTGTCGAAGCGGCCAAGCTACTACTTCGACCACGAAGCGATCAAGGAGCCAGCCGCAGAGTCGAGTCATGCTCGATGGGCGCAGAACGTAGATGCGCAGACGGGAAGTGACCGCGTGCCCGGCAAGACAAACGGCACGATGAAGGCAGTTGGAGGTCCGCGCAGCAAGCGCGACAGTTTCAGGCGCGCCTCAAGCAAGCGCGCCGAGCCCATCCTAGGTCAGGCCGTCGGGACGCACCGCGAGGACCGTGCCGAGTCTGAATGGGACACCGAAAAGCGCAACAAGCGCAGCGTCTGGACGGTCGCAACGCTGCCGTATAAGGGCGCTCACTTCGCCGTGTTTCCACCTGCGCTGGTCGAGCCTTGCATCCTTGCCGGCAGCCGCCCGGGCGACATCGTTCTCGATCCGTTCCTTGGCTCAGGAACCGTTGCCCAAGTGGCTCAACAACTCGGCAGGCATTGGATCGGTTGTGAACTCAATCCCGAGTACATCAAGCTGCAGCACGACAGGACGCGGCAGTTTGGACTGGAGCTGAGCGCATGACCTACCGCCTCAAGCGCCCCGAGCCGACCGAATCCGCGGTCCTGTCCGCCATTCTGCGGGCGCTGCGCATTCACCCGGCCGTCGTCTGGCACGCGCGCATGAACACCGGCGCCGGCCAGCTGCTTCGCCTCAATGGCGCGTCACAGTTCATCCGCTTCGGCTTCAAGGGCCAGCCAGACATCCTTGGGCAACTGCGCGACGGGCGTCTGCTCGCCATCGAGGTCAAGCGGCCCTCTGGCGTCGTTTCGCCCGAGCAGCAGGCGTTCCTATCCCGCGCGTCAGAAAACGGCGCTGTCGCGTTCGTGGCCCGCTCCGTGGCCGACGTGTGGGCAGCCCTTGATCCGCTGGTGAGGCCGGCATGAAATCTCAATTCCTCGACGCGCTGCGCATGGCGGCGCACCTCAAAAACATCAAACGCCGCGACGTGAAGCGCCAGCAGGAGTCGATCCTGCTGAAGACGCTGCTGGCCGGGCTGAGGGGGAAGTGATGGCCGGAGATTGGATCAAGATGCGCCCGTCGCTACTCACCAGCCCAAAGGTGAATGGAATCGCTCGATTCCTCGAAGAATCACGGGAAACGAGTCGGGCGCTTTCGACGGGATTTAGCGGACCTATGTCTGAAATCGTTACGCGAAGCGTTATGCGTAGCGTAACGGTCGCGTCACTACTCGTTATTTGGGGAGCAGCAAACGAGCACACAACTGACGGCATTTTCCATAACGCCGATCTGTCAGACATCGATGATATGGTCGGGATTCCTGGTTTTGGCGAAGCCATGGTTCATGTCGGATGGGCGATATACGACGAAGCAAATGAGTGCGTAATTTTGCCGAACTTCAGTGAATACAATACTTGCGGGCAAGATCGAAGGTCTTCTGCCAAGACCGGAGCGCAGCGACAAAGTGAATATCGGAACCGGAAAAAGTCACAAAGTGACGTAACAAGTGACGTAACAAGTGACGTAACGCGTAACCACAGAGAAGAGAAGAGAAGAGAAGAAGAGTCAACACCGTTAGTCGAAAACGAAAAAATCGTTTTCGACGGATGCAGGTTCCAGAACATCAACGGCCAGCTCGATCTCTGGCGGGAAGCTTACCCTGCCATCGACGTTGAGGGCGAAATCCTCAAGGCTGCCGCTTGGCTGGTGGCCAATCCGAAGAACCGAAAGAAAAACTACGCTCGATTCCTGGCTGGCTGGCTGTCCCGCCAGCAGGACAGGGCACCCCGTGTCCCCGTATCGCACGGGATCTTCGACGGAGCGATGGGCTATGACGCCTAGGACTCCGTACGGAGCGCGAGAAGTGGAGCAGCTCCGCCAGGTCGGAAAACGACCGGCCCACATGCTGCTGGTCTCGCTGATCGGCCCTCTGCGGGAGCAGAACCCAGTAATCATCGCCAAGCCGGGTCTTGGCTACGACTGGCGGTTTGCCGTTGGGCTGGATGTCCTCGTCGTCGCGAATTCGACGATCGAGCCGCATCTCGTCAAACGGACGCTCGACGCCATCGACCACGTAGCCCCAGATTACCTCGGCCTGTGGCTGGCCGACAAGCAAGACGGCATCAGCCTGCGATGGGGCTGTTTTCGCCCGCAGTCCAAAGCATTCCGGGCGTTTGGCCTGGCGGATAAACGGGCATTCGAAGGACTGGGAGGGTAGCGTGGAAGTCCTGGACGACACGATCAATTTCGATGCCTACGTGCAGGAGCCGGACGAGTCGGCGAACGTCAAGCCGGCGTCGTCGTTCCTGGACGAGGTGATCGATCGGTTCCACAACCCGCAGACGCACACCGGCGCCAGGTTGCCATGGGGGAGGTACGAGTTCTCGATACGCTTCCGGCCCGGGGAGGTCACGCTCTGGCTCGGGATGAACGGGCACGGGAAATCGATGCTGCTCGGACAGCTGATGACGGGATTCATGTCGCAGGGAGAGCGCGCGCTGATCCAGTCGTTCGAGATGAAGCCGGTTGCCACGCTGGCGCGGATGTGCCGGCAGGCGTCGATGGGGCCGGAGCCGTCGGTAGGGTTCATCCGCGACTTCCACGCCTGGACGGACGGAAAGTTGTGGATGTACGACCAGCAGGGCACCGTGAAGCCGGAGCGCGCCATCGCCGTGTGCCGGTATTTCGCCACGAAGCTCAACGGCACGCACATCGTCATCGACTCGCTGATGAAGTGCGGCATCCCGGAGGACGACTACAACGGCCAGAAGCGGTTTATCGACGAACTGACCGCCGTTGCCAGGGACCGGCAGATGCACATCCACGTCGTGCATCACTCGCGGAAGCTGAGCGACGAGAACAGCCCGCCGGGGAAGATGGACGCCAAGGGTACAGGTGCCATCACCGACCAGGTCGACAACTGCATCACGGTATGGCGGAACAAGAAAAAGGAAGCCCTGCAGGCCAAGGGTATCGAGTCGGACGATCCGGATGCCTTGGTGATCGTCGACAAGCAGCGGCACGGCGAATGGGAGGGGCGCATCGCCCTGTGGTTCGACCGCGGCAGCCAGCAGTACCTCGCGTCGAGTAAGTGCCGTCCGCTCGACCTGATGGCGTGTTTCGACGGGAATTGAGTGGTTCATGAAGCCCATCGAGGAACATCTCGCCGAATTCGTCCTCGGCATGGTCCGCACAAGCGAATGGCGGCGGTACGTGAAAACGTGCCTAGAGATGTGGGAGAAGCAGTACGGCAAGCGGACCGCGGAACGTGTGCGGTCGATCATCAATTCACGAATGCGTGAGGGGAAGAAATGACAGAAACACAGGAACAGATTATTTCATGGTTCGCTCACCAGTACACAGGAGTTAGCAGTGAGACGATGGCGTTCTGGCTCGGCTTCGGAATCAAGAAAAGAAGTTTCAGCCATCCACATGATCCAGATGATCTGGACCGGTGCATCAAGCTTTTGATTGCAGCTCCTGGATTACGCGATCATCTTGGTGATATGGCTGCGCTTTCTTCTGCTTGGAGAAAACTCGTTGGCAGGTGGGACGAAATCGAACAGTCGTTCCTTGATGAGGCTGGTCTCGGTTGGTGTAAGGCGCGCAGTGCTCCAAAGACATACCAGCTGATGAAAGAAATTTTGGACGGTGAGTTTTAACCAATGATCGTCCTTAAGCTCGACAACGCACTCGCCCGTGCGGCCGCGCACCGGAGCATCGACGCGGCGCCGGACGGATACGTGATGACGCTCAAGGAGGCGACGCGGACGTTGGACCAAAATGCGAAGCTTTGGGCGATGCTCAGCGACGTGTCGCAGCAGGTCGAGTGGTACGGGAACCGGCTCACGAGCGAGGAATGGAAGGACGTGTTCAGCGCTTCGCTCAAGCGGCAGAAGGTCGTTCCCGGACTGGATGGCGGCTTCGTCGTGTGTGGCCAGCGGACGAGCCAGATGGGTAAGCGCGAGTTCGCTGAGTTCATCGAGCTGATCTACGCCTTCGGCGCGCAGCGGAATGTGCAATGGTCGGACGAGTGGAGGCCTGCGGTATGAAGCCCTACCGCTCCGAGAAATGGCTGCAGGCCGTCCGCGACCTCGGCGAGTGCGTTTGCTGCGGCGCCCACGGTGTCCAGGCCGCGCACCGCAACGAGGGGAAGGGGATGGGCACGAAGGTATCCGACGCGCTCACTGCGGCGCTGTGCCCGAACTGCCATTTCCTCATCGACCACGGCGTAGAGATGACGCGATCCGAACGCCGGGCGGAGATGGACCGCGCCATCGTGCTGACGCTGGATAGGCTGGTGCGGGCGGGAAAGGTGGGCGTACTTTAGGAGTGATATGGGCGGACGAAACTCTGGAAGAAAGAAAACGATCGGCGGAATCGTCATGCAGAAGGCCGCGTTCTGCCAGACGGTCGCCGCCATCGTGAGAGAGACCGGAGCGAAGCCCAACACCGTGCGCTCGGTATTGCGCCGGGCGGCTGACCAGGGCGAAATCGCCTACACCCGATTCCGGTCCGGACGCAGCTCGCGGGCGATCAGGGTCGAGCGGACGGAAGACGGCGTGGCGATGCTCGAAGACATCTTCTTCGGCAGGAATCTAAAATAGAGAGAAATAGAATGGCGCGTCAAAAAGGATCACCGAAAACAGGCGGGAGAAAGCCGGGAAGCCAGAACAGGGTTCAGTCCGACATTCGTGCGATGGTGGTTGGCGCGTTGAACGAGCTTGGTGGAGTGGCGTACCTGGTCAGGTGCGCGAACGACCCGAAGACGGCATCCTCGTTTGTCACTTTGATCGGGAAGTGCCTGCCGAAAGAAATAAAGGCCGACGTTGCTGCGACGCATGTCATCGGCAGCCTGTCGCCAGAGCATCAGAAGGCGATTGCAGAGGCGATACTTGGCAAGTGAGATTGACATCCTCACGCTGGCGCACAGCAATCTCCTTGCGTATGTGCGCCTGCAGTTCCCCGGCTATCGCATCGGAGCGCATCACCGGAGGATTGCCGAAGCGCTGATGGCGGTTGAGCGCGGGGAGATAAGCCGCCTGATATTGCAGGCGCCGCCCCGGCACGGGAAATCTATGCTTACGTCAGAATATTTCCCGGCGTGGTTTCTCGGTAGGAATCCGGACAAGTACATCATCACGTCGACCTACGGCCAGGATTTGGCCGACGACTTCGGGCGCAAGGTGCGGAATCAGATGCGTAGCGCGGAGCATAAGGCGACATTCCCGCAGTGCGTGTTGTCGGAGGACTCGCAGAGCGCTTCCCGGTTTGGTACAGAACAGGGCGGCGCGTATTTCGCGCTCGGAGTAGGGGCGCCAGCAACCGGGCGAGGATCGCACCTGATGGTGATCGATGACCCGATCAAGGGCCGGGAGGAAGCCGACAGCGAGACGCACCGGAGACGGCTTAAGGAATGGTATGCGTCCGTGGCATACACGCGGCTGATGCCTGGCGGGGCCATCATCATCATGGCGACACGATGGCATGAGGACGACTTGATCGGGTGGGTTCTGTCGGAGCACGGGCACGAAGGATGGACGGTGATCGATCTGCCTGCTATCGACGAACAGGGAAAGGCGCTATGGCCGGACCAGTACGACATCGAGGCGCTGAACCGGATCAAGCGTACGATCGGTCAGCGGGAATGGCAGGCGCTCTACATGCAGCGCCCGACGCCTGACACAGGTGATTATTTCAAGCGCGATTGGTTCAAAACCTACGAGAATCCGCCGAAGCATTTACGCATCTACGGGGCAAGCGATTATGCCGTGACTGCTGACGATGGGGATTTCACGGAACACGGCGTGTTCGGGCTGGATAACGACGGAGACCTGTACATGCTGGACTGGTGGAGTGGGCAAACATCGTCCGATGTGTGGATAGAGACGCAACTTGACCTGATTGACCGCTGGAAGCCGCAGGCGTGGATCGGCGAGGCGGGTCCGATCCGGCGGAGCATCGAGCCATTCCTGAAGCGCCGGATGCGGGAAAGGCGGAGCCTGTGCAGCCTAGAATGGTTGCCGAGTGTTACCGACAAGCCGACGCGGGCGCGTCCGTTCCAGGCGATGGCATCGTCCGGAATGGTCTATTTCCCGATGAAAGAGGATTTTTCGCAGCGGTTGTTGCGGCAATTGCTCACGTTTCCGGTAGGCGTGTTCGATGATGCGGTAGATGTGTGTTCGCTGCTCGGGCGTTACCTCGACCGCATGCGCGATGCGCGAGTCCCATCGGAAGGGGTGAAGAAGGCCAAGCCCGGAACCTTCGCCCATCTGCTGGAAATCACCGACGACCCGAAGACGGCCAGCAAGTACCGCTCGTTGCGCTGATTTTCGTCACGTTGAAGGGTGCGCGCTTATAACGCGCCCATGAACGAACTGTCGCGCGTCCTGAACGGCCTGGCTGCCGATCGTCAGAACCTGACCGTCGCCGAACTGCTGGCGATGGAATCTCCGTCCGCTGAATTCGAAGCGCACGTTCCGTCCGACATCGGTGGCGACTTCTGGATCTACTCCGTGAATGGCAAGGCGTTCAACGGCGATTTCATCGTCGTGCGTGCGCCGAAATTCATGCCGCAGATCGCCGAGGACCGGGCGCAGGAAGGCCTGCGCGAGACGATCAAGCTGTGCAAGGCGCTCGACACTTCCACCGGCCTGCAGGCCACGGTCGAAGTTCGCGGGGTGGAATGATGGACGAAACCGACGAACTGAGCGAGCAGCAGAAGGCCCTCGCCCGGCAGTGGGGGAAGCGCCTCGAAGACGCGCTGAAGAAGCAGCGCGAGGACAAGCAGGAGAAGCGGTTCAAGGAACTGCGCGCCTACGTCCGCGGAGACGTTGGCGACGATGGCGAGAAAGGCCTCGTCCGGACCAACATCATCCATTCGAATTTCGCGGCGATCATCCCGCAGATCTACGCCAAGAATCCGGAAATCGCCGTCACGCCGACGGAAGCGGCCGGGGACACTGTCAAATGGGTTCCGCAGTTCTGCAAGACGCTGCAGGCCGTACTGAACCGGAAATTCGTCAAGGAGGGCCGACTGAAGAAGCGGACGAAATCCGCTATCCGGTCGGCCATGACGACCTCGATCGGCTGGGCGAAGGTTTCCTGGCAGAAGGACATTCGCACCGATCCGCTGATCGAGAACCGCATCGCCGACACGCAGGACAACCTGCAGCGTGTGCGGATGCTGATCGATGAGATTCAGGAAGGCGACGACTCGCGCGCGGAGCTGGAGGCGAAGCAGGGCGAGCTTGAACAGCAGTTGTCAGCGCTGCAGCAGCAAGCGGAAGTCTCGGTCGTCGAAGGCATCGTCATCGATCGCGTGCTGACCGAGGATATTTTCGTTCTCGACGACACGATCTACGATTTCGACCAGTACGATCAGGCCGACACCATCGCGCACCGCGTCTGGATGCGCTGCGAGCAGTACAAGCAGACCTTCGGAAAGGACGCGCCGAAGACGGCGAACCGCTACGGCTCGGACAAGAAGGAATTCGGCAAGAGCATCGACCAGGACGAAGACAAGTTGCTCGTCGCGGTGTTCGAGTGCTGGAACCGGACGTCGAACACGGTCTACACCTTGTGCGCCGGCGCCGACGAGTGGGCGCGCGAACCCTACGTGCCGCAGCACATCGGGCAGCGCTTCTACCCGTTCTTCGCCTTGGCGTTCAACCCCGTTGATGGTCGTGTTAATCCGATCTCCGATGCGGAACTGCTCAAGGAACTGCAGGACGAGTATTCGACGACGCGGACGAACTTCGCCGAGCATCGCGCTGAAAATCTGCCCGTCCGCGTGTATCGTAAATCCAGCGACCTGACGGACAACGACGTCAAGGCGTTGGCGAACCGCAGCCCGAATCAGTGGGTCGGCATCGAGGGAAATCCCGACACGCCCATCGAAAAAGACATCGCCGTTCTGCCGAATCCGCCGATCGATCCGGCGGTCTACGACGTGGCGCCGATCCTGCGCGATGCCGAGCTGGTGCTCGGCGCCGGCGACGCCAGCAAGGGCGTGGTCAACAAGGCCAAGACGGCGACCGAAGCCGAAATCATGGCGCAGGGGCTGCAATCCCGCGTCGCCGAGCGCCAGGATGTCGTCGAGGACTGGATTTCCGACATGGCGCAGTTCGCCGCGGAGATCCTGCTGCAGGAAATGACGCTGCCGCAGGTGCAGCGCATCGCCGGCGCCGAGTCCGTCTGGCCGCAGATGAACAAGGAACAGATTTTCGATCTGGTGCAGATCGAAATCCGCGCCGGCTCGTCGGGTCGTCCGAACAAGGCCAAGGAACGCGAGCAGTGGGGGCAGATGCTTCCGCAAATCCAGGAATCCATGTCGCAAATCATGCAACTCCGGCAGGCCGGCCAGAACGACATGGCCGAGATGATGCTGAAGCTCATGGAAGAAACGCTGCGCCGGTTCGACGAGCGGATCGATATCGAATCGTTCATGCCGCAGCAGGAAGCAGGCGGGCAGAAGCCGACGATTCCGCCCGAACTGCAGCAGCAGGTCCAGCAAATGCAGCAGGCCATGCAGCAGATGCAGGAAGAAAACGCGCAACTCAAGCAGGTGGCCGACGGAAAGGCGCAGGACATCGCCTTCAGCCGCGAGAAACTGGCATTCGAGCAGTCCAAGGCCGGCGAGGAAATCCGCCTGAAGTCCGAGGATTCGGCGCGCAACGAGGCGGCGCTGATCCGCACGGCGGAAATCAAAGCGCAGGCGCAGGTTGTGGCGGCCGAAAAGACAGCGGAAATCAATGCCGGCCTGGAGCGCGAGCGCATTGCCTCGCAGGAGCGCGTCGAGATGGCCAAGGCCATGATGACAGCCTGCCAAGCGCAGCATCAGCAGCGCCAGGACGAGGCGCAGGCGGTCCAGCAGGCTCAGGTTTCCGACGTGGCGAATCAGCAGGTCGTGCAGATGATCGAGCAGCTGCAGAAAGCCATGCAGGCGATGGCGGCGAACTTCTCGCAGAGCCTGTCCGTGATGCAGGAAAGCCTGACGGCGCCGAAGCGGGTCATCCGGGACGACAACGGGGACATCGCCGGCGTCGAGGTCGTGCGGACGCTGCAGTAATGCACATCTGCACGGCACAACAGCAGGCCGACTACTGGACTTGGCAAGTTGAGATTGGCCGCGGGCAGTGGGAGGCGCGCGTCTGCATGCGCGGGCTCAAGGACATGGGCCTGATCCTCCCACCGTCGGCCTATCTCGGGCTGATCGTCCCGGAACCCTTCGAGATGTATGACGAGGCGCGCCGAATCGTCTTCGGTGCTGCGCGCATTAGGGAACAGACTTAAAAAGGAGTCACAAATGCCAATTGTTTCGTCAGATATCCAATACCGCCTCTCTGGCGGCGCCGCCAACGCCGATCCGTCGGTTTCCCTGGGGGGCGCCCTGTCCAGCACGGCGGCAAGCAATTATTTCGACGACGTATCCAGCGCAGAGGCGGCATCGGGCGATATCGAATACCGCTGCATCTACGTGCGGAACAATCACGGAACGCTGACGCTGCTCGGCGCGAAGATCTGGATTCAAACAAATACACCATCGCCGGACACCGACGTTGCGATCGGCCTCGGTACCTCGGCAGTCAGCGGCACGGAGCAGACCGTCACGGACGAAAACACGGCGCCGGCCGGCGTCATTTTTTCCGCTCCGTCATCGCTGGCCGGCGGGCTAAGCATTGGCGACCTGGGGCCGGGTGCGCACAAGGCCGTATGGGTGCGGCGGACGGTTAACGCAGCGGCGGCAGCCTACGCAGACAGCTTTACCCTGCGCACGCAGGGCGACACGAACCCGTAAGAGGCTGGAATGCTAGCTAAAAACCGAGTCGGCATGGGCGTGTCCGGTACGCCCGGAACTGGATCGATTACGCTCGGCGCGGCCGAGTCCGGCTATCAATCGTTCGCCGCAGCGTATGCGTCCAATTCCGTAGTCGATATCCTGATCGAGGACGGGGGCGCCTGGGAAATAGCGCGGAACTGCGCCTACACCCATTCCGGGACGACCTTGACGCGCGGCACGCTCGAAGCGAGTTCGACCGGCGCGGCGCTCTCCCTATCGGCCAGCGCAAAGGTATTTGTGATCGACACGGCCGACCGGATCAATCAGCGCCTGCTCGCACTTCAATCGGTCAGGCCCGGCGGACGGTTGACGCTGACCTCCGGCACGCCAGTGACGCTATCCGACGTGACGGGCGCGACCAGCCTCTACTACACGCCGTCCGAGCATGACGTGATTCCACTGTGGGATGGTACAGACTGGCGCTTGGTGAAATTCACGGAAAAGACCCTTGCACTCGGAACCCTGACCAGCACAGTCGGTTACGACGTGTTCGGTTACCTCTCCGGAGGGGATCTGGCGCTGGAATTGCTGGCGTGGTCGAGCGCGACGGCTCGGGCAACAGACATCACCATGCAGGACGGCATGTACTGCAAGGCTGGGGATCATTCCCGCCTGTACCTGGGCTCCTTCATGCCTCGCTCGACGACCACGACAGAAGACTCCGCGCAGTACCGGATGCTGTGGAACATGTACAACCGGGCATCGAAGGCGTGGGCGCTCGTACTGAGTACGTACCACACCTACACCACGGCAACGGTCCGATATTTCAACAACGTCACGAGCTATGGAATGTGCATGCTCGGGCTGGCCGACGCCGTGACCTTGACTGTTCGAAGCACCGGGCTGCGGCGCAGCGGCGGGGCAGGGAATGTCGGGATCGGCGTGAATACCTCCACAGCGCTGACGTATGACTGCGAGCCGACTTACGACACCGCCAATCTGTATCAGAGCTTGCTTGCCTACTTTCCTGGCACGGCATTGCCGGTGGGTCGCACCACGCTGAACATGCTGGAGATCGGCGGCGCTGTATTCGAGATTTCTGGACTCTCCTACAAAGGAGAATTGTCGTGCTGATCCCATACTTCGATGTCATTGGCTGTGCGGGCATCGCCCAGCTTGAAGACGGAACATACCGGCTCGACTTCGAAGACGGGTCGCGTCTGGCCACACCGGAAGAATTGCTGCATGCCCGGCGGGAGTATTACTGCGCCGAGGTCAATCGACTGCGCGATGTGAAAGAGCAGTCCGGATTCACGTATCTGGGAAAAGTCTTCGATTCCGATGCGGTCTCTGTGCAGCGCCTCTCGGGCGCTTGGTGCGCGGCGAGGATGGCTGTGGATACCGGCGCCGAATTCTCCATCGAATGGACCTGCGCCGATAACACCAGCATCGTACTGTCTGCCACTGAACTCATGGGTATTCTTCCCGCGCTGGCGGCTCATGTCTCTCTACTGCATGCGCGAGCGCGGGAATTAAAAACGCTGGTACGGTCCAGTGATGCCCCGGAGGCGATAGACATTTTTTACAGCTGGCCGGAGTAATTAATGGCCATCGGTTCGCTCCCCCTCGGTAAATCCGCGATAGGAAAGGCGCGCCAAGAGACATCAACCTCACCATCGGTATACGCCGATTCAGCGACGACGTCCTACATCGTCAGGAATGCCGTCAGCGCCCCCGTCGCGGCGGCATTTGCCTTGCGCGGCGCGGTGTCGGTCGATTCTCCCGCCGGGTATTCGATCCGCGGCGCGGCCCTGGCGGACTGTACGACATCCTATTCGGTCTTGAGCGCCGCAGCGGTCGGCGCAGGCAATTCCTCCATTTATACCGTTCTTGGTCGGGCACTGGGCGATGACGAGTGCGCCTACGCCGTGCGCGGGCCTATCTCGGCAGATCTAGCGGGCGCGTACGCCGTGCTGACCCTTGCATCGCGCGACGTAGCCGCCGATTACCAGCTTCACGCCGCCATATACGCTGATAACTTGGCTGCGTATCACATAGACGGCGAGCAGGCGCCTTATCCGACAGCCGACCAGATCGCCGCTGCGGTGCTCGCGGCACTTCAGGCAACTGCGATCCCGGTCAACGTGAAGCAAATGAACAGTGCCGAGGTAATCGGCGACGGCAGCGAGGCCAGTCCGTGGCGAGGTGCCGGTGTTTCACCGTAGTTCATTTTCAGCGAAGTCGTTCAGCTCGAAGTCCTGGCGATTCGATCGAGCCTTTGTTCCCGCATCGCTCGGTGCGTGGGGGCCGATCAAGCGGATTCGCCGGGCGGACGAAGAGGTTGTCGAAGAGGCTTTCCCTCCTGCTGTTGTGTCCAGGCTCCGCGGCGAAATGCTGGCCGCGGCGCTCATGCAGGACGAGATTCGCAAGGCCAGGCGCAGGAGAGAAGAAGCCGTTTTGTTGCTGATGATGTAGAAAAGGAGAAATCATGGATCAAGAGTTGAACACGGAAGTCGCTCAGCCGGACGTCGCACAGGAAAGCGCTGCATCTGCTGAGAAACAGGAGATCACGAATGAACCGGCGTCGATGCTGGACGCCATTGCGGAGGGGTTGAAGCAGCCCGAGGCGCAGGAACCTGACGAGGCCAAGCCGGATTCCGTCGAGCCGAAGCCGGACGAGTCGCAGGAGCCCACGCCGGAGGACGACGAGACGCCGCCGGAAGGCATCACCAAGAAGGCGCAGGAGCGATTCCAGCGGCTGGTGACGCGCGTCAAGGAAAAGGACGAGGAAATCACGCACCTGCGTTCGAACCTGGACGGTATCCGCAAGGTGATGCAGGACACCAAGGCCGCTCCGGAAGATTTCGCGATGGTCTTCGACTACCTGAAAGCCTTGCGCTCTGGCAACATGGACCAGGTCGGGAAAATGCTGCAGGAGCAGATTCGGCAGTACCAGATCGCTACCGGGAAGTCGTTCGGCGCGGTCGATCCGCTGGCCGAATACCCGGATCTGCGCGAGAAGGTCAATGCCTACCAGATCACCGAGGATTCGGCGTTGGAGGTGGCCCGGATGCGCGCCATGCAGCGTGAGAACCAGATTGCGCTCGAACAGCGGAATCAGCGCCAGGAAAGCGCCAACAGCGCGATGCAGGCCAAGAACGGCGCGATCGACGAAATCAACCGGTTGGGCGTCGAGTGGGCCAAGAAGGACCCGGACTATGCCGCGAAGGAGGAAATCATCCTCAAGCAGATCCCGGAAATTGCCCGGAATTTCCCGCCGCACGCCTGGGCCGGACAGGTCCGCATGCTGTATCAGGCCCTGTCGTCCGTCCCGCTGGCCCGGCCCGCTGCGGCCGCCCCAGCGCCGTTGCGCGCGTCCGGGCAGACGGCCGGCGCACGCCAGCCGAACAACATGCTGGAAGCCCTGCAGCAAGGCTTGGGCTACGGCAATGGTTAATCCCCCGCAGCACCTCCCTCTTGGCCCGCTTCGGCGGGCTTTTTTTTCGTCACGTTGAACACCCGCGATTTATAAACGCGCCAGACGTAGCGGAATTCGTCTCCGCGCTGACCGGCTGAATTTCCTGAATCCGCCACCAGGACCAGAACCCATGTTCATCCTCACGGAGATTCATCATGCCCTTCAGTGCGCAAGAACTTCAAGACGCTGGCAAGATCGCCCTGGATTTCTACCTCAAGAACAATCCGATCGATCAGATTGCCGTCGAGCGTCCGTTCCTCAAGGCACTGATGGCGAAGAAGAAGACGTTCCCCGGCGGCAAGCAGTACATCGTCGAGCAGCTTCGCTATCGCTATCAGAGCAATTTCCAATGGTTCAACGGCGCGTCCGTGGTCACGTACAACAAGCGCGTCACTATCGAACAGTCGCAATTCCCGTGGCGCTCCGCGCATGATGGCTTCTCGCTCGACGAGGACCGGCTGGCGCAGAACGGCATTGCCATCGACGACAACAGCCGCGGCGGCAACGCCTCGCGCGCCGAGCAGGTGCAACTCACCAACCTCCTGCAGGAGCAGACGGAAGCGCTGCGGCTCGGTTTCGAGGAAAAGTTCTCGATGTACCTGCACCTCGACGGCTCGTCCTCGACGGATGCGGTTACCGGCCTGGACGCCATCGTCGCCACCGATCCGACCTCCGGCACCGTCGGCGGCATCGGCCGTTCCGGAAATACCTGGTGGCGGAACAATTTCACGCTGTCCATGACGGTGCCGACCACGCAGGCCCAGGCGGTGGCGTTCCTGGCGGTGATGGAAGCGAACTGGCGCGCGTGCGTGAAGAACGGCGGGCGTCCGGACCTGATCTTCTCCGGTGCGGCGTTCATCGACGCCTACATCGCCGCCATGAACCTCGTCGGCCAGCAGATCACCTACGTCGGCGGCGAGCAGCGGAAGCTGGACGGCGGCATCTCGGGCGTCTTCTACAAGGGCGTCGAAATGCAGTGGTGTCCCGAGTTCGACGACAACTTCGGCGGTTTCGTCAACCCGACGCCGGCTTGGACCAAGCGCTGCTATTTCATCAACTCGAAGCACCTGAGCCTGCGCCCGATGGACGGTCAGGACATGGTGACCCGCAAGCCGCCCCGCGTGTACGACAAGTACGTGTACTACTGGGCGCTGACCTGGCGGGGCGCCCTGACGACCAACCGCGCGAACGCGCACGCCGTGCTCGCCATCTCGTAACAGGAGGATCACATGTCTGTTTCTCAAGTCTCTCTCGGCACGCTGACCTCCGCAACGGCGGGCGCGTCGGTCAAGGCGGAAGACACGAACGCCAAGTTCCAGCGCGGCGATTCCGCGGAGGCCATCATTCAGCCGACCAACGGCGCCTTCGTCGGGACGGCGAAAATCCAGGGCACGAACGACCTCGATTCGGTCGCGGACGGCTCGGCGACGTGGACCGACCTGCTGACCTTCGTGGCGCCGGCGTCCAACTCGGGCAGTAAGGCGGGCGTCGTGACGATGTACCGCCGCATGCGCCTCAACGTGACGACGTTTACGTCCGGCTCGGTGGACGGCCTGCTGCTGGCCTGATGCGGTTCTCCCCGCCTTCGGGCGGGGTTTTTCTTTGGAGGAACGATGCAAGTCAAATACGCGAAGGCTCTGGTCCACCGCGACATGGCGGAAGAAATTCCCGTGACGGTGTTCGAACACGAGATCGGCATTCTCAAGGACATCCACGGCGATGCGAACGTAACGGTCGTCGACGGCGACTACGGCGTGACGGAAATCGACGCCGGCGAGGAATACGATCGCCTGATGAACTGCTACGGCCGCAACGACACCGGGCAGCCCTACGTCGAGCGCATCATCGGTATCGGCGCCGACGCGCTGGAGGCGTTCGGAGCGGACGAAGCGCCGAAGAAGAAGGCCGGCCGTCCGAAGAAGGCCGAGGCTGACGCCGAATGATGTACCGAACCCTGGGCGATCTGCGCAGCGAGCTCTCCCGGAGGCTCGGTTTTGGCGCCCAAGGTTCCTCTGGAATCAACTCCGGGTTGCTCGACTCCTTCCTGCAGAACGCGCAGGACCAGCTGTTCAGTACCTTCGAGTGGCGGCATCTCATCAGGTTCGACGAGGAAACGCTCGGCCAGGGGCAGACGCTGTACGACTACGCCGAGGACTGCGATCCGGGGAACATTCGCGACGTGGCGGTGTGGGACGGAACCCGCTGGGTGCCGATGAAGGAAGGCATCTCGTGGGGCATGCGATCTGACGATTCGCAATCGCAGCCCTGCCGCTACGAGCGGTACGCGCAGATGGAAGTATGGCCGGCGCCGGACGCGCAATACACGATCCGCCGGTACTACGTCGCCAGTCCCGCACGCTTCACGCAGGACAACGACCGCGCCAGCCTGGACGACGGGCTGATCTTCCTGCACGCGGTCACGAACGCCAAGCTGCACTACAAGCAGGCGGACGGGCAGGCCTACGCGAATCAACTGAACTCGATGCTCAACAAGCTCAAGGCGCAGAGCCGCGGGAAGGCGGTATTCGCGCGCCGCGACGTCGACGAGGTGTATCTCGCCAAGCCCAGGATGGTGTAATGCCCGCCATCACGTTCGACGATTTTTCCATCGGCCTTGACCTGCGCAAGGGCGCGTCCGTCTCCGAAGCGAACCGGCTGCGCGTCCTGACGAACTGCTACGTCACGACCGGAAAGACGATCAAGAAGCGCCCTGGACTGACGCTGGTTTCCGTGCTGGAGACGGGCACCAAAGGCCTGCGCGCCGCCGGCGGGAAGCTGAACACGTTTTACGCGACCGGCACGGTGTCACATGCCGACACGCGGTTCGTTGCCAACAAGATCCCGCATCCGTCGTACCCGGCCATCGAAGTGTCGAAAATTCACTGGGCGGACGTGTTCAACGGCTACGTTTACGTCTCGGCCGAGTACAACAACGCCACCATCCGGCACCACTACCTGGACGGCACCAATCCACCGGTGATCACGGACACGAACTGCCCGCACACCGCGGCTGTATCGAAGAAGGCGTCGAAGATTTTCGCTACGAAGGATGACGTGGTGCGGTTCAGCGCCACGTCCGCGCCGCGCGACTGGACGACATCGGGCGACGCCGGATTCTTGGGCGTGGGCGTCCAGCAGAGCGGCGTTACGACGCCGACGGCGCTGGGCGAGTACTCCGGGAACATGGTGGTGTTCTTCCGCGACTCGTCGCAGGTCTGGACAGTCGATCCCGATCCGGCGCAGATGCAGTTCGTCCAGGGCCTGGACATCGGCTGCCCGTATCCGCACGGCGCCGCCAACATGGCCGGCGACGTGTTTTTCGCCTCCTACGACGGCATCCGGTCGATCACCACGCAGTCGACGACGGGCAACATGATCGACGTCGACGTCGGCAGCCCGATCGACTCGCTCGTGAAGAAGAATTTCTCCGCCGGCGATGACATCCGGGCCTTCTACTTCCGCGGTGGCGGCCAGTTTTGGGTGATGAAGGGCTCGTTCGCCTACGTCTATTCGTTCTCGCGCACGAGCAAGATTTCCGCTTGGTCGAAGTATGAGTTCCCGTTCGCGATCACCGACGTAACGGAGCTCGACGGCGACCTGTATTTCCGCGCCGGCGACACGGTGTACAAGCTGGACGACAACGCCTACACCGACGCCGGGGTGAATTTCTCCATCGGCATCGAATTCCCGTACCTGGACTTCAAAACGCCCGGCGTGTTGAAGCAGATCGTCGGCATGGATGCCGTGATGGTTGGGACGGGCGACTTCTCCATCAAGTTTGACGCTCGGCAGCCGGATTTCGTGACGCCGCCGGTTGAACTGTCGGGCGACACGCGACCGGGCGAGATGATCCCGGTCGAAATCGTTTCCGTGGGTATCGCGCCGGTGATCAACGTGCAGAACTCGGGTGATTTCGAGTTGCACGCGATCACCTTCTATTACGAGAATTTAGCAGCGATATGAGCGGCCTGGCCGATGCGTTCATGGGCGTGAGGGCACCCAAGGAAAACCCGGATGGGTTGAGTCGAGTCGCCGATCTGCTGTCGCGGCAGGAGGCCGCCCGGGGATGGCAAAATTCGGTGATGTCTCAGCCGACCGGGCAAGGCTGGATTCCGGATTACGAGCGCGCGGGTGGCCAGGCGCTGGAAGCGCCCATGGTGTCACCGGAGGACCTGATCGGGACGGGGCTGATATCGAAATCCACGACCGTTCTTGGCAAAGCGCTTCCCGCGCTGGTGGCGGCCATTAACCCGTTGGCGAAAAAGCGTTATGACGCAAAAATGCCTTTGTTCCTTGATGAAGACGGGAACATGAGCGTAATGACGATTATTCCCAAAGGACTTCCATGAAAGAAAAACCCCATCGGGTGATGGGGTTTATCAGCCAGAGGCGGTGGGTAGGATTCGCACCTACTCTCGGAGTTGTCCCGTCACACCGGCAACCAGCATTTCCGCTCCCATTTGAGCGACGGCCCCATGCTAGACGATTCCGTTTGGTACGTCAATGATCAAATCCGCCACCCCGCCTGAAATCCTGCACGTCTGCCGCCACCTGCGCGCGGATGATCGGTACGAAATCAACCTGACGCGGTGGTCCGACGACGGGTTCGAGGCTGAATTCACGGAGGCACCGGGCTGCAGGGTCTGCGTGGCACGAAACGGCGTTCCCGTCTGCGTCTTCGGCGTTGTGCCCCTGTTTCCCGGCGTCGGGCAGGCTTGGCTGATCGGCACCGACGACATCGGCAAATCCGGCGTCGAGGTTGCGCATGCCTGCAAGACCGTGCTGAACACGCTGCTCGCCTCGGAAATGCACCGTATCCAGGCCTGCTCCGCTGATTTCCACACACAGGCGCACGTCTGGCTGGAAATGCTTGGCTTCCGCCGCGAGTCCGTGATGCGAGGATTCGCCAAGAACGGCACCGACTTCTACTGCTACGTGATTGCGCGATGACGCCTCTATTCCTGACCGACGACACACTGCTGGCGCGCTACTGGCCGGACGTCGAGCGCTTGATCCGCCCGGTCGTCGAGCACGCGGCGCGCGGGGAATTCAACCTCGATGATCTGCGCCGGGCGTGCGTCGGGAAAACCGCAACAGCCGCCATTGCGATCGACGACGGTGAAGTCGTCCTGGCGATGGTCTTCGAATTCCTGCACTACCCGCGCATGTCGGCCTGCAACATCATGGCACTGGGCGGGAGGAACATGGCGGAAGCCTACGAACGGTTTTTCGTCACGTTCAAAAAATGGTTGTACGGTATGGGTGTCACGGTAATCGAGGCTTCGTGCTCCTCGGCCATGTCGCGGTTTCTGGCGCGATACGGCTTCGAGAAAACCTACGAGGTGGTACGACATGCTATCGAGGATCAAATTTAGCGGGTATTCGGCGGACGGACGGCGGCTGTACCTCAAGGGCAGCAGCAAAAGCGACAACACCGCTGCCGAGCAGGAAGCCGCGCGTCAGGCGCGCATCGCCGCCGGAACCGATGCGGTCAATGCCATCTTCGGCGTCGGCAGTTCCACGTCGCAGGTTCCCACTGGGGAAAAGATCATCACCGGCTACCAGTTCGGTGACGGGAGCACGACCAAGCCCATCAGCGTCGAACAGTACAACAAGCTCAGTCCGCTCAACAACGATGGCGGCGGCCATTGGGTCCAGGGTGATGACCAATGGGTTTCCGATGCCAGCGAGACCAGCAACAAGGACAGCTATACGCCCATCTACCAGGACGTGTATCAGACCGTCGAGTCCGACGCCTCGAAGAACGCCGCAGCGCGTTCTTCGCTGTACGACTCCACCAAGGAAGACACACGCGCCTACTACGCCAAACAGCTCGAGGAAGACCGGGAAGACGCCGAGCGCCAGCTGAAGTTCGCCAAGGCCCGCATGGGCATCGTCGGATCGTCGATGGCGAACGACATGGATACGGAGTACCAGAAGGCGCTCGACAAAGGCCTGCTGAGCGTCGCCAACCGCGCGGACACGGCCTACACGAACCTCAAGAACAACGACGAGACGGCGCGCCTGAACCTGATCTCGAAGATCGTCGCCGGCGTCGACCAGGACACGGCAGTCGCGAACGCCCTGAGCACCCTGCAGACGAACGCCGAGGCCTCGAAGAACGAAGCGCAGTCCGAGCAGATGGCGAACGTGTTCTCCGACCTGCTGAACGCCTACAACACGAATTCCTACAACAAGGGCGCCGCCGCGGCGAAGACCTACGGCAGCAACACCGGGAATTATTTCTCCAACACGTCCGGCACGTCCGGCACCGTGTCGAAGTCGGGGACTTGATCATGTGCTACGCATGGGTGCCCTACGCCGCCGCCGCCATCGCGGCCGCCTACGGGGCGAAAACGCAGGCCGATGCCACGAACGACGCCGCGCAGCGCCAGCAGGACGCCATCAACGCCGCCCTGACGCAGCAGGACCAATGGGCGCGGAAGGCCGAGCAGAAGGCGCTGGAGAACGCCGACGAGTACGACATGACCAAGCGTGCCGAACGGCTCGAAGACGCTAAGGAAGCCGCCGGCGAGTCCCTGGCGCAGTCGCTGGTGAAGTCGCGAGAGGAGATCAGCACGCCGGCGCAGGCCTCCGGGAAGCTGTCGGATTCGTTCATCGCCGACCGGTCGAGCAAGCTCGCGCAGCAGTTCCAGGACTCGGTGGACATGGCGCGGCTCATGGGCCGGGTGCGCGGCGTCAACGACATGCTGAACGACGAAGCCCTCACGAATGCGAACTACGCCTCCGACCTGGCGACGATCAGCCGCAACGCCAAGGGCGACTACAGCGCCGCGCAACCTGGCATCGTCGCGGCGGGCAAGGTGGATTCCGGGCAGATGGCGCTCGGCGGGTTCGCGCAGGGGCTTGGCACGGCGTATCTCTCGGGCGGGCTCGGTGATGCCTTCGGAACCGCTTCCACCGCCGGCGCCGACGTCGGGAATGGACTCGGGAACGCCAACCTGCTTTCGAGCCCGAGCCTGAGCAATGCGGCGAAGTATTCCAAACTCAACCTGATGGGGTAAGGAATGGCCAACGGACTTGCAATCGCACAGGCCTTCTCCAACATCGGGAAAGGCATTTTCGGCGGGCAGAAGGCCTACGACGCGGGCTACAACGCCATGGCCAAGACCATGGCCGAACAGGAACTGCTCGGGGCCAAGACGCGGGACTCGGAGTCGCAGGCCGAACTGAACACGCAAAAGGCTGACGAGATCAAGCGCCGCGCTGCGTTCCAGACACCGGAGTACGGCACGAAACTGGCCGCCACCCTGGCCCGACTGCCCGAGACGCAAGGCGCCGAACTGGAGAATTTCGCCAGGACGGGCGGATGGGGGACCAACATCGAGGCGCTGCCGCCCGATCAGTACGGCCCGCCGCAGATCACGCCCAAGTCGGCGCCGAGTTTCGCCACGCCGGCGGTACTCGACCGGTACATGGCCGCACGCGCCGCGACAATGGGCAATCTCGCCGGCACAGGTAACAGCGACTCGCACAACATGGCACAGGCGTACGTCGATGCCGCGAAGCAGGCGCAGATCGATCAGGCGCTGGCCGCCGGCGGCGTGCAGGGACTGAATGGCCTGGAGGCGGCGCGCAAGGGCGACCTGTACAAGTTCGCCGAATTCGGCACCGGCGACCAATCCACCGGCAAGGTGGCGTTCAATCAGCCGTACCTTGACAAGAACGCCTCAGCCATTGCCGAGAATCGCGCTCAGGCCGGAAATGCAGTGGCGTCCGCCGAACTGCATAGGATTCAGGCGACCAACGAACGCGGCGGCGGGAAGCCGCCACCGGGCTACCGCTGGAAAGCAGACGGCACGATGGAAGCCATCCCGGGCGGCCCGGCCGACCTGAAAATACAGGGGCAGTTCAACCAAGACACGGCCGCGCTCAACGGCTCGCTCAACAATTTCGACCGGCTGGCCGCGGCGGCGAACGAGGTGCTGAATCACCCCGGACTGAACGGCATCACCGGCGTGCGCGGCGTCATTCCCAACATTCCTGGGACCGCCGCTGCCGACGCGCAGGCCAAGCTGAACACGCTCAAATCGCAGGTCGGCTTCGGCGTGCTGCAGGATATGCGCAACAACTCCAAGACGGGCGGCGCGCTCGGCGCGGTGTCGGATGCTGAAGGCAAGCGCCTCGAAGCGAACCTGGCCGCACTGGAGAACGCGCAGTCGGTCGAGCAGATGCGCGACAGCCTGAAGAAGATCGTCGAGTACGCAGGCAGCGCCCGGGGGCGCGTCAGCGATGCGTACAACCTGAAGCACAGCGGCCAGGCCAAGGGCGAGCAGAAGAAATCGTTCTCCGATTTCGGGTATGCCTCGGAGCGTGACGCCCTGGCCGACGCGCAGCGGGCCGTGAAGAACGGCGCGCCGCGAAGCGCCGTCATCCAGCGCCTGCGCGACATGGGCATCACACAGGGGGCGTTCTGATGGGCGCGTTCGATGATCTGCTGCCGGCTCGGCAAGGCGGTCGGGGCTTCGACGACCTGATCCCGTCGCAAAGCGCTGCCGAGCCGCCCCAGGCCCAGCGGCCGATCCACGATCAGGAACTGAGCCTCGGCGAAAAGCTCGTCTCAATGCTGCCGAAAGGGGCGCAGCAATGGCTTTCAAATCCTTCAGTCGCTGGCGTCGGTCTTGGAAAAGGCTCTGCTGTGCATGGTGTGATGCTTGGCGCTGCCGACCCCGTTGTCGGGGCTGCGCAGTTGTCCGGGCTCGGGCAAAACACCACCATCAACCAAGCGATTGACGCGAAGAACGCCGAGTACGAACAGGCACGCGCCGCCGCCGGCCGGGATGGGTTCGACGCGGCCCGCTTCGCCGGGAACGTGGCGTCGCCGGCCAACCTGGTCATTGCCCAGGCGGCGCCGATCAACGCCGCAACGAAGCTTGGCAAGGTGGCGCAGGGAGCGCGGGCGGGCGCTCTGGGCGGGGCCGCGGCGCCGGTCGTGAATGCCGACCAGAGCTACCTCCCCGAGAAGATCCTCCAGACGGCCTCCGGCGCTGCCGCCGGCGGCGCGCTGGCGCCTGTGGCGTCGAGCCTCGGCGAAGCCGTCACCCGCCGGGTGGCGGCGCTCTCCCCCGCGGAGAAGGCGGCGCAGGCCGACGCCATCCTACGCGAGACGGTCAATCGCTTCCGCCGCGAAGGTATCGAACTGGATCGGGCGCAGATCAACACGTTGCGGCAGCATGTCAGCCAAGCGCTGGACGGCGGGCAGAAAATCGACCCGGCGGCGCTGTTGCGGAAGCAGGACTTCGACGCCCTCGGCATCGATCCCACGCTTGGGCAGATCACCCGGGACCCGGCACAGTTCGCGCGCGAGCGGAATCTGCGCGGCGTCTCCGGCGTCGGCGAACCGCTCATGCAGCGGCTGGAGCAGCAGAACACGCGCCTGCAGGATCTGATCACCGGCCGGGCGCGGGGCGCGGCGGACGAGAATTCCGCCGGCGAGGCCCTGCTGTCGTCCCTGCGCAGCGTCGACGATGCCGCGAAGACCCAGGTCGACGCGGCCTACGGGAAGGCACGCGATCACCTCGGCCGGGCGGCGCCGATGGACAGCGCCGGATTCAGCCAGCAGGCCAATGCCACGCTGGACGAACAGATGCTCGGGCGGTGGTTGCCGGAGGAGGTACGCGGCATCCTGAATGACGTCACGCTCGGGAAGATCCCGTTCAACGTCAATACCGCCGTGCAGATTGACAGCGTGCTTTCTCAGGCCCAGCGGGCCGCGATGAACAGTGGGAACCCGGCGCAGGCCAAGGCTGTCGGCGCCGTGCGCGACGCGCTGAACAAGGCCGGCATCGCCGATAACGTCGGCGAGGACGCGAAGATGATGTTCGACACCGCGCGCGGCATGGCCCGCGACCGGTTCAAGACGCACGAGGCGATTCCTGCGCTCAAGGCGGCAGTGAACGGCGATGTCAATGCACAGGACTTCGTGCGGCGGTTCCTGATCAACGGCAAGGCGGACGAAGTGCGGGCATTGGCCGGCGCGCTGCCGGAGGATGCCGCCGCGGAGGCGCGCCATCAGTTCGGCGCAGCACTGGAGCGCGCGGCGTTCGGCGAGAACACCGGCGACAAGGCGTTCTCTCCCGAGCGGTTTTCCCGGTTCATTAACCAGCCGGGCATGCGGCAGAAGCTGGCGGCGTTCTTCTCGCCGGAGGATGTCGAGCAGATCACCCGGATCGGCCGGGTCGGCGCCTACATGAACAGCTTCCCGGCCTTCGCGCCGGTGAATACCTCGAACACGGCGTCAGCCCTGGCGGATCTCGGATGGCTTTCGCGCATCCCCGGCGTGCCGCAGAGCGTCGGCCTGTTGAATATAGCCAAAACCGCTGCGGAGAACCAGCACGCCGTCAATTCAGCGCTTGGCGCGAAGCTTCGCAATCAGCCGGCGGACATCCCCGCAAAACAGCTTGAACTCCTCTCGCGCATTCTGGGGGGCGGGATGGGAGGGGTCGCCGGGGCGGCTGGAACGGGTATAGGGGACTGACGATGCGATCCATGCCCACAACGCTACGCCAAGCCCGGCTGCTGCGCCTCGAAGAAGCTCTTCCATAAGGACCATCCCCATGTCTCAACCGAATCCTTATACCCCGACGACGGACTTCTCGCAACAGGAGGCGATCAACGCTTCCGGCCGATCGACGGTCAATACCGCGGCGCTGGACACGGAGTTTGCCAACATCCAAACGACGGTGAATGCCACCATCGATAACCTCGCGCTGATCCAGCGCGACGACGGCCGGCTTGGCGATCTGACCGTCGGCGTTTCCACGCTCACGAAGGAAGTGCTTAATCTGATGGGCGGGTTCAACCTGCGCGGACTGTGGGCGCCGGACACGGACTACGCCGTCAATGACATCTGCTCGTCCGGCGAATACACGTACTGCTGCACGGTGGCGCATACATCAGGGGTTGTGATCGACCTAGCGAAGTGGATTCAGTTCGGCTTCACGTCGGGAGAAGATGCCGCCCAGGCCGCTGCCGCCGCGCAGGTGAGCGCATCTGCCGCAGCCTCCAGTTCCACCTCGGCAGCAAACAGCGCATCTGCGGCGACGATCAGTGCGACGCAAGCAGCAAACAGCGCATCTGCGGCGACGATCAGTGCGACGCAAGCAGCAAACAGCGCATCTGCGGCGACGATCAGTGCGACGCAAGCAGCAAACAGCGCTGCACAGGCAGCCTCATCGGCAATTCCAGTACAAAGCGGGCATTCCGGCCCGATGGTTACCAACGGTGCAGTTGCGTCGTGGATCGACTCTCAAATGTCGATGCGCAACAAAATCACCAATGGGGGATTCACGATCAACCAACGCGCCGTGACCGGAACCGTGGCCTTGGCGGCAGGTGCTTACGGTCATGACCGATGGAAAGCGGGGGCATCGGGTTGCACCTACACGTTTTCGATAGCCAACAATGTCACCACGCTTAACATTACCGCGGGATCATTGGTGCAAGTCATCGAGGGATCAAGTCTGATCAGCGGGACGCATGTTCTGAGTTGGTCTGGGACCGCACAGGGGCGTGTGGATTCCGGGGCCTATGGCGCGTCTGGCGTCACCGGTACGGCGATAGGCGGAACAAACCAGTCCGTAGAGTTCGGCATTGGGACCCTTGCGAAGGTTCAGTACGAGCAAGGAAGTATCGTTACCCCCTTCGAGCATCGCCCGTATGGGATGGAGTTAATCCTGTGCAAAAGGTACTTCGAGTATGGTTATTTTCATCCTGAGTTCCAAGGGTATGCCACTTTAGGGGCAACAGCCGGGATGCAGACGGTCTCCTTCGCAGTAACAAAGCGCGTAATCCCTACATGCACGATTTTCTCTGCTTCCTACTATATCAATGGCACTCCAGGAGCTACGCCCGGAGCGGTTCAGGTGGTCGGACAAAACGCCGAAGGCTTCTCCTTGTATGTCACGAGCTGCTCAAACTACATGGGCGTATCCGGAGGGGCTTGGACCGCCGACTCGGAGCTATAAATATGAACTACAAATTGACGCTTACTGACACTGTTATCCGATTGTCGGACAACGCCTATATCCCCTGTGATCCCTGCAACCAGGACTATCAGGAGTATCTTGCATGGTTGGCCCATGGAAACTCCCCGGAGCCTGCCGATCCAATGCCCGTTCCAGTCCTTTCGTGTTCGCCATGGCAGATGCGCAAAAAGCTGAATAAGGAAGGTCTGCGCGCCACGGTTGAATCCTACGTCTCCCAAGCCGCAACGCCGGTGGAGATTAAGGACGGCTGGCATTTCGCGACAGAATTCAGCGAAGACAATCCGTTCGTGCAGCAAGTGGCCGTCCTTCTAGGGGTCACAGATCTACACGGATTCATCGCAGATGCCATGACGTTGTGAATAGCCGCATACAGACACAGGCGTCAGTAGGGGCGGACCCGTATCGCTAACCGGAGCAGCCAAACCGATGAACGAAGAAGCATACGACGGGCCGGAACGACGCCGACAACCAACGATTGAGGCCGTGGAGCTGATCGTGGCGCGTCACTTCGATGCATACGAAGAGCGGGAGCGCGCTTTGTGGGAGCAGGCCTTTCCGGGAGGCGACTTGGAAGCGCACCGTACCTATCACCAGGGACTGATCGACGCCGCGGAGGAACAGAAGCGATTTTGGGAGGACGCCCGGCGCATTCTGCTCTCGAAGGGTATCGACGGCCTGTTCTCGGTGCTGAAGATTGTCCTGATGCTGGCCGCCGTCGGCGCCGCGGCGAAGCTGGGCCTGGCGCTGCCATTTTTCAACAGGGGGTGAGCATGGCCGATTTCCTTCAAGCCTACGAGTCGATGATCCGCAACGAAGGCGGATACACGCTGCACAACGTGGTTGGTGACAAGGGCGGGCAGACCTACGCCGGCATCGCGCGCAACATGAATCCGCAGTGGCCCGGCTGGGCCTGTATTGATCGCGGAGAAATTCCGCCAACTGAACTGGTGCGCGACTTCTACCGGGAAGGCTACTGGCAGCCGATCCGCGGGGACGAGATTTCCGCGCAGGCCGTCGCGCGCAGCATCTTCGATTTTGCCGTCAACTCCAGCGCACCCGGCCGGCCGGCCGTTGCCGTCCGCTTGGCGCAGATCGTCGCCGGCGTCACCCCGGATGGGGCATTCGGACCGAAGACGCTGGCCGCGATCAACGCGATGGACCCGGAGAAATTCGTCCTTGCGTTCGCCCTGGCAAAGCTGGCCCGGTACCGCGACATCGTGACGCGAGATCGTTCGCAGCAGAAATTCCTGCTTGGCTGGGTGAATAGAACTTTGAAAGACGTGGTATGAATCCACTACTCATTAGCGGCATCATCGAAACAGTCGGCAAGGTCGCCGACAGCCTTTTCACGAGCGACGAGGAGCGCGCCAAGCTGCAGATCGAGGCCGCCCGCGTCGAGACGGAAGCCTACCAGGCCGAGACTGCGCGCCTCGGCGGGCAGATTGAGGTGAACAAAGCTGAAGCGGCGCACGCCAGCATCTTCGTCGCCGGATGGCGGCCGGCCGTCGGTTGGGTGTCCGTCGCCGCGCTCGGTTACCAGTACATCCTCTATCCATTGCTCACCTGGGCATGGTCCGCCATGCAAGCCTCCGGCCTCGTCGCCACGAACCTGCCACCCCCGCCACTACTCGACGTCGAGGCGCTGATGGTGCTCGTGACGGGCATGCTCGGTATTGCCGGAGCACGAACGTGGGAGAAGTTCAGAGGCGTGGCGAAATGATGGCCGCCAGTAGCGAAAAAGCTGTCTAAAAATAGAAAGGCCCATCAGTAACGACGGGCCTTTCAGAGCAGTAATCAGACGCTATTTTTTAGACATCAGATAGTAACTTCTGCTGCGGATTCAACGAATTCCGGTATTTTGTCAAAAGACATGTAGCGATACACGTCGGCCGCTTTGGCGTTGACCGACTGGATGCGCTCCATGTATTCGGCCACCGTCGGGATCTTGCCGACCAGCGAGCAGATCGCGGCCAGCTCGGCCGAGCCGAGGAAGACGTTGGTGTCGATGCCCAGGCGATTCGGGAAGTTGCGCGTCGAGGTCGACATCGCGGTGCTGCCCTTCCTGATCTGCGCCTGGTTGCCCATGCACAGCGAGCATCCCGGCATTTCCATGCGCGCGCCGCTCTTGCCGAGCACGCCGTAGTAGCCTTCCTCGGTGAGGATCAGCGCGTCCATCTTGGTCGGCGGGGCGATCCACAGACGGGTCGGGATGTCGCTCTGGCCGTCGAGGATCTTGCCGGCGGCGCGGAAGTGGCCGATGTTGGTCATGCACGAGCCGAT